CTGTGGCACAGAATTCCAAAGTCAGCCTGATTGGTAAAGTACAGTCCCTCTAAATCTTCCAGTGAATACGGATTGGCACTTGCCAGCACACCGGCTGTCAGATTGAATCCATCGTCCTCATCGACCAACTCAAAGTCATCGTCCTCATCAATCAGAAAGACATTTTCTTCAGAGAACAAATGAAAGGCTCCGTCCGGGTCTTCTACCCAGAAGCGGGTCAATCCCTCAGAGACTTCGAGCAGAATATCCGAAACATCACCACCACGACGAAACTGGAATATACGGAAAGGTTGATTGCTCGGTGGAATGCCTATCGTCTCGAAGCCCTCACGATAAATAGCGGTTCCCTGTGGGGTGATAATCCAGTTTCTACCCTCTAAGAGAGCATTTTTATATGCGTCAAATTCAACCCCGGCAGACAGGCGCGGTGAGAGCACTCCTGCCTTGAAGTTCTGGACAATGTTTTGAAAGGACTTTGGCACACTAGCGACTCTTTAACAAAGTGCGGTTTCGGAATCTCTTGCTGCGCCCCTGCAAGCCATCTCTTGATTTAGCAAGCAAGATGAACTCATCGTAAATTACTTTCATATTGGCTTGCACTTCAGCCGATGAAGTCAGAGCAAGTGCACACAGAAAGGCCAACTTCGCTGCAAACGCCTGTACAAAGTTGGGCGAGAACAAGCCTTCCTGTTCTACCCGCCTGATACCCCGGCAGTGAATCACTTCCTCGTTACAAATGACCTGGCGATTCTCAAACTGCCAGTCGAGTTGTTCTTTGGAATTGATAATGGGCGTGTATATCCCTGAAGTGGGATTGGCTGTTTTCGGGTCATCAACTGAAATCACCCGCAAAATGTTAGGTGGAATATCAAATGCCGCACTTGCCCCGTAGACAGGGGGTGTTGCATTCAAAGGTGGAATAAAGCGTTCAATGGCAAATGACCAGTCGTGTGCTTCCAGCGTTGCATCCCGTGCTGGAGCATAGTTAATTGACATAATACGCGCACTGTCGAGGTCATCTTCAAGCGAAGTAATTGCATTTTCACCCAGCCATGTGAGGGCCATGTTTGCGACATCTACACGTTCAGTGATGGTCCTTCTCCTACCCGATACTCAATTGAGCATCCGTTACAACCACGTTTTCTGCCCCGGTTGTATTGCGTATCCGAATGTCGATAATATCTCCGGTTTGCAATAAATGCGGTACTTCAGTCAGCACGAATCCAAGGAAAGTGCTGGATGAACTCACGGTCATGGGGTCACCTACCTGCACTGCATTAACAAATACACCCACCTGATAATTGCTGTTACCTCCACCTCCTACGCGCAAGACACTCATCTTGCCTGAGAGTCCTGTGTAACTGGCTTGACTTGGCCCGATGTAGGTAAACTGATTTGCAGCAAAGTTAAAGTTCGGTGTCGTTGCGCCTTCAATCAGAACACCACCAAAAGGCACCCACACATCAATGGTGTTGATGGTGGTTTCCACTGCATTGTCGGTCATGGAAGCATAGGCACCTGCCGCTTCACCTGCCCCACGATAGACCGTACCACTACGCAGGAACAACAGTTCATCGCCTGCAATAGCAACGTCACCGGGCAAGACACCACGATTGGCAAAATAGAGATTAAATGCGCGTGTATCAGCCATGATTAAAGCGCCTTATAGGTATCTTCCAGCGCCGTATCGCGCAATTGCTGAAAGACAGTTTCGATAATCACCGTGTAATCGAAAAACTCAGCAACAACCAACTGACCAATCCCGATGAAAATATCGTTGTCACCAAAGTCACCAAAGGTGGCACTGGTAATGCGACTGTTCTTGTCGATATGTTCAACATCAACCCCGGAATAAACGACACCGGCAAACTGCTGCATGATGTCCCTGTCACGAATTCCGTTCCAGAGCATACGCCAGGCATTGATAATATCTACCTGCCGATAGTCAGCAACGGTTGCGCCCTGATAGACCGCAATGCCGTTGTCATCGACCGCATCAATGACTCCACTGGAAGTGATGGACTGAAGCTGCCGACCGGGGGTGATAATTCCCTGTACTTTAAGAGTCATGTATTGCTCCTTGAAGAAAAGGGGACCGAAGTCCCCTCTCCGGTTTACAGTGTGTCGGCGAATGCGCCACGGACGATTTGCTTGTCCTCAACCCGGACTGCACCCATCACGCAGAAGCAATAGAGCCTCCATGCGAACGAAATGCTGGGGTCTTCGGCAACCTTGGCGGTGATATTCTTGGGAATATTCATGCCAATGGCCCGTTTGGTCATAAACAGACAATCAATCTGGTCTGTATCGGGCAGCAACAGCCGAGTGGAGTTAATCCACGTAAAGCCCAGCCAGCTCGGAACGATCCCGTAACTCTGGAGTGCTTGAGCGTGAACGTAATCACTGGATGTTTGCTCGGTCAGTTGCATCAACTTACGCACCTGAGTCGGGCCGACAACGGCGACCTTCGGGATAGAAGGGTCGATGTCGTTCTGCATGAAGATTTCCTGCACTGCCGTTACCGCATCAAAACTAATCGGCGTGGTGTAATCGCCTACCGTCTGACCAGCACCGAATGCAGTTGTCGTGCCGTCACCGTTAAGTGCTGCTGCGGTGGCAGCGGTGATAATGACATCATCTCTTGCCCGGCGCATGGAATAACCCAGCGACATGACGAGATTTGAATTGGGGTCGATTATCATCTGAACCGGGTCTTCCTGCTCGGTACTTTCACCGTTATCCCATGTTGCGGATACGGATGTCCTGCGCGACCAGAGCGTATCGGCTACAGGTGTTGCTTGCAGACGAGTGGTCTTCAGGAGTGCATCGGATGCACCGAGTTTTTCCCAGTTATGGTCCTGAGATTCTTCGCCTCGAACGGCGACCCAGGGTAAGAGTTTGGTCACTTCTTGCTGTGCGACCTGTCGAAGATTCTGCTCGAATGTGTCGACATAAACCGCGTCGATTGTATTTGCCATGTTGGAATTACCTCTCTTGAAAAGGTTTAAGTTTTCAAGGTAATCCGAACCTACGGGCCTTGTATTACAAGTTGAGGGGCCGGACTCGGTAATCCCGTCAGAGCAAATATACGCTTTATTAATAAGTTACACAAGAAAAAGCCCCGGAAACAGGGTAACGGGGCTAGTTCTTGCAATACTGGATTGGCTCAAGTATGCTTATCTCTGCTAAGAAGACAAAAGGATTATCTCCGCAACACCTCCCTTTGTCAACAAAGCACCGAAGCGCAACAAGCGTGGATTGGTGATTGAACCCACAAATACCACGATGAGCGCAAACTGGATTGTGGCCCAAATTAGTTCGATGGGCAGGCTCAGATTATTCCAGTCTAAATATTGATAAGCTCGTAGAACTTTAAAACATCGGGCGGGACGTAGAGCGTGAGTCAGCAGGAAAGAATCAAGGTCAACCCCATATCAGTGGGGGGAGGGGGGGTTGAAGTTAAGGTTTAATTCTAGAGATAACTATGGATAAGAATATGACTGTCCAATTAAAAACCCGTATATTGAAAACTGAATATTGGTCTTGTGGAAAAGATTGCAAAGGTCATTTTCATAAGACCGAAGCAGTTGCCAAAAGATGTTTGGATGGAAACAGCAGAATTAAAGCCTTAACTGATGATGAACGTGGAATAAGAAATCGTTACATCTGTTTATCTTGGATTGAAGGCAGAGACATAAATGAGATTTGTAATTCTTTTCAACTAAGGAAAAGCACCATTCACACTATTTTGAGCAGATATATACATGAGGCTGCTTTGGGATGGAATACTACTCTGTATAAACCAAAATGG